GGGTGATCCATTGACGATTCCACAACTGGAAGCGTTACTGGAATTGTTGACGGAGGCAGATCATTTCGGCCACGACATCAATCGGCTCTTGTTGAACGCGACGGCGAATGGTTGGCGGCAGGTGGTCTACGATAACCATCTTCGGCCCAAGGTTTCCTAGCCAAGCCGCCTGAACTTCGGCTACACTGTCTCCCAAAAGTTGACCCAACGACCGCCTTGCAACGAGGCGGTTTACCTGAGAATCCTTGCTATGACGGCCTCTTACACTGCTTCGTCCATTGCCATTCTTGAGCCTGAGCAAGTTCTCGAACGATTCTTTTGGGCGAAGGCCAACGATCTGGCCGTCACCTATCGCAAACCGCTGGAGTGGATTGAACGCGGGCTGCAAGCTTGTGAGCGCGTCCGTGTCCCCCACGATTACTTCATCGACCGCTACCTCAAGAAACTCCCGATCCCCAAAGATCAGTCCGTGGATGCCGCGATGCGCGACCTGCTCACTGAAGCCCGTCCGAGCGGCATGAAGCCACGCACCTAAACGAATCGTTCAACGATCAGTCTTTGCGTCGAAAGTGGCTAGAATCGCCGATTTGACGCCCTACCGTTCATTTCTGGAGGATGTCCTGCATGACCACTCCCGCCCAACTCTCTCAAGCCCTGAATCGCAATGCGGAACAGGTGTGCAAACATCTCTTGCCGAACGGTAAACGGATCGGCCATGAATGGTGTGCCGGTGATGCGTATGGCGGCGAAGGGCGAAGTTTGAAGATCGTAATTGAAGGGGACAAGGCCGGTGTTGGCTCCGACTTCGCCACAGGCGAGACCTTCGGCGATCTGCTCGATCTGTGGTGTACCACACAATCGGTCGGGTTAGGTGAAGCGATGGCGCAAGCCTGTTCCTTCATGGGGATTGTCAACGACGGGCATGACTCTCGCCCGAAGAAAGAATACAAACGCCCGCCGAAGCCGAAGTCAGTACAACGTCTCAATAAAGAAGGCAAAGTCTATCAATACCTCAAATCACGTGGCCTCGCCGATCAGTGTTTAGAAGACTTCCGCATCTCAGAATATCAAGGCCAATGGATCGTGTTTCCTTACCTTCGTGGAGGTCTGTTTATCAATGCGAAGTACATTCATATCGAACGAACTCCAGAAGGGAAGAAACAGTGTCGGCAGGAGACCGGCGCTGAACCGTGTCTCTTTGGATGGGATGCACTCGAACTGCGTTATCCAACGTCTCGGTATGTTATTGTTTGTGAAGGAGAAATTGATGCAGCAACCTATCATCAGTGTGGACTCCCCGCTCTCTCAATTCCTAACGGCGGCGGCGGCGGTAAGAAGCAAGACTGGATTGATCAAGACTATGATCGCCTCTCACGCTTCGATACGATCTATCTCTCCATGGACAACGACGGGCCTGGCAAGGAAGCCGAGAAGGAAATCATTACTCGTTTAGGCAGTGAACGGATTCGAGTCATTCAACTCCCATACAAGGACGCCAATGAATGTTTCGCGAAGGGCATCAAAACCTTTCATCGTTATTTACTCAGTTCCAAATGCTTTGACCCTGCTGAATTGAAACCCGCCGACTATTTCACCGATGATGTTCTCGATAAGTTCTTTCCAAAACCAGGTTCGTATCAAGGAATGAAAACACCGTGGCGCGGATTGAGTGAATTGCGATTTCAACGAGAAGACTTAGTAATCTGGACGGGGTTTAGTGAATCGGGAAAAAGCTTAGTGTTGAACGAAGTCTCGATTCAAGGGATGGTTGATCAAGAGAAGTTCTGTATTGCCAGTTTTGAGATGCCATCAAGAATTACATTATGGCGCATGGTACGACAGATTTTGGGTGAAGAACATCCAAGCGAAGATAATATTAAACGAGCGATGAATTGGTTGAGCGATAAATGCTGGATGTTTAACTTGGTCGGCAATGCCAAGGTGCCTCGAATGATAGAAGTCTTTAAGTATGCGGTGAAGCGTTACAATATTCGCAACTTCGTGGTCGATAGTCTGATGCGGTGTGGGATTGATGATGATGACTTGAGTGGGCAGAAGCGAGTGATCGATCAGCTGTGCGACTTCAATCATCAATACCAAACCACTACGCATTTAGTTGTACATCAAAAGAAACCTGAGTATGAAACCAGTAAGCCAGGTAAGTTTGGAGTGAAGGGAGCGGTCGATATTACCAATGCAGCCCATACCGTCATCTCGATCTTTCGTAAACCGGATGTCGAAGAGGAAGAGAACGTCCATTATCGTAAGAAGGTGCCGAAAGATACCACGCCAGAGAATGAGAAGCCGGATGCCTGGTTATCGCTTATTAAGTATCGGGAAACCGGAAAGCACTTGAAATGCGGATTGTTCTTTGAGCCGGGATCGTTGCAATACCACGAAACGAAGTTTCCGGTATCGAGAAGTTATCTGGATCGACGGAATGATGTCGAGACGTTTTGATGGAATAAATACTGAATGTAGATGGTTGACTTTTGGTGTTGACAGGGCTAAGGTTAGGTGATAATCTTAGACTGTTGCATTGCGCAACGGTTAAACGAGGTTTTAAGAGTGAAAATCAAAGTTTATGCTATTGATGCAAATCCGCATCGTGACTTGGTTCGTAATCCGGTTAGCGAAGATCAGATTATCAAGTTGGTTGATTCGATCAATCGTACAGGATTTTGGGATAACTTGGTGATTCGCCAACATCCCGAAGATGCCACTCGCTATCAGTTGGCGTATGGACACAATCGCATTGAAGCGTGTCGTCGAGCCGGTATTGAGGAAGTTGATCTGCCGATTCGTGATCTCGCTGATTACGATATGTTGTGCTGCATGATAGACGAGAACAACACGCAGCAGTCTATTTCACCGAAAATTGTGTTTGAGAATATCGCCGCCGCGATTGCATTGGCCGAACGATTCTTGAATGAAACAAGTAATGTTGATGAATTCAATGAATTGGTAAAAAATTCCCGCCGTCCAGGTCAGGACGACGGCTTTGTTTGGAGAATTGAGGAATACACCAAAGCAAGGTTTGCTATTTCAGATGATGGTGATGGTCTTGGTAAAGACTTTGTTTCTCGCTTTCCACGAAAGTTAATTCTAAAATCAATGCTGACAATCAAGGTGAAGCCCGAATGAATACCGAAATCCGACTCAAGTTACTCGATCTCGTCAAGGAGTATGGCGATAGTCTGTTGCGCATGGAGGCTGAGAAAGACTTACAGAAAGCAATGGCAGAACGTGCCGAACTCGAATGTCAAGTGAAGCCTGCACACTTTAAGAAGTCAGCCTTGGCATATTACAAAGATAAAGTGAAGACCACTCGTGATGACCTGGAAGAACAAATGGATTTGCTCGATGTGATTCGTGGTGAAGAATCCGACTGACAATCAATCAATAGACTTTAGGTTGACAACAAAGAGAAAGTGTGTTAAACTAAAGTCTGTTCATTCAGCGAAGGTGGTTATGGCCTATCCCAACATTCATCCGATGATTCCCACGTTGTATCCCAATTACAGTGATTCGACCCATCTGCTGCTCAATGAGTTGTTGTCGTTAAAGACGCAACTGCTGACACAGATTGAGGTCTTGAATCAACGGATTGAAGTGACGGAGCGGTGGAAGTGCGATGAACAACGTGTTTCCTGTGATGGAAAATGAGTCGAGCGAATCTCACGCAGCTAACCTTTGGTCACTTGGTCGCACTTCGCTATCAATCACGGGCCAAGTGGGTGTGTCGCTGTACCTGTGGTCAAGTCGTGGAAGTCTTGACCCTGCACTTGCTCAATGGGAAGGTGACTTCGTGTGGTTGTCAAGGCCCTCCGAGGCTTGATCCATCGACGACGGTACGTTTCAAGGCGCTCAATGGTGAAGTGGGCATTACGCGAGAGGATCAACAATGGCTCCAGCATTATCGACGGCAATATCTGGAACGGTATCGGCAACGGGGCTTGATACCGCCGATCAGCAAGTTCACTTGAGTTTGGATGAGATGGAAGCGGTCTTGCGCCATTGGGAATCCCTGGATGACGTGAAGTGGGATGAGGACACCCGTATGGCCTGCTCTGCCTGGATTGAAGAGCATGACACTCAATCCGTCGCGGACCTCAAGGCGCAGTTGATTCGTGTGCCTGCCGATGTCGAGTCTCGCTATCGCCAAGTGATGAAATTGCTTTTTGATCGACACTTGATTGATGAGGTGGCCTTTGATGCGGAGATCGCGGCGATGAATCAGTTCAGTCCGGCGACCTTGGCACGCCGGGGAAAAGACTTCGCGGATTGGTATCGCGCGAACCCTTGAAAATACTAATTGACAATGAAACTGACTTTCGGTAGAATAAAGAGGATGGTACTTACCGACCATCCTCCTTTGGTGAGCGAACTTTGGCGATGGTTCTCGGATCATCGCCTTTTTTTAAGGATAAGATGAAACCTTCTCACGTTCAGTGTATTCGTTTGTTCTGCATGAGCTGCCAACAGCAGAATGAGTGGAAGGTTGCGAACTGTGAAAACGAAGCATGTGCGTTGTATCCGGTGCGGCCTAATCAAGGGTTGAAAGGCAAGTCGCAGGATGATTACGACTTGGGTGAAATCGAACAACAAGTCTTGGACAATCTCAACTTCAAAGGACTCAAGGAAATCTTCAATGAACGATCTGCGGGATGACTTGATGGTGGCGGTGATGGATGCGGATTGGGATCG